TACTAGACTAGTACAGTACTACAGTAGTATAGATTACTACTATAACGTAGTAACGTATAACGTAGTAACGTATAACGAGTCAAAAAGCGCCCCGTGGCGACATGCTATCTAGCTATCATACTTTCAACGATCTGTAAAGAGCAATCGACATTCGCCTGTTATATCAACAGGTTAGGCGCTGTTTCGTGGCTGAACGGCGCCTGCCTCTGGCTTCTGGACTCTCCAGCGGCTACAGAGGGCAGGCAGGAGCCACCTGTCACAGGATGACGCCATGGTGAACCCGCGTGTTACGCCGATTGCCGACGATGAGTTGATTTGGGAGCGAACGAGGGAGGAGACCGAAAAGGCCTGGCTCGCCTTCGTCGCGTATCGAGACCTGCCTCAGGCCGAACGCACGATTCGAGCCGCTTTCAATCGCATGCATCCGAATCCCTCCGGGCCGCAGAATGCTCCTGACGGTTGGTACAAGTGGGGACGGCGCTATCAGTGGCTAGAAAGGGCCGCTGCGATGGACGCTTACAAGGCGCGACTGGAGCTCGCAGCGGAGGCAGAGGAGAAGGTCAAGGCGCGTCGAATGCGTCGAGGCGTGCTGGCTCAGTCGCTGCGCAGGCTCAGCGAGGCGCTGCAGACGATGGACCTGTCGAAGGCGAGCGCGGCTGACGTAGCGCGTCTGCTCGACATTAGCGTTCGCCAGCTCCGCGAGGAGTATGACGAGACGCCAGCGCAGAAGTTGGCGCTAGGTGGCCTGCAGGGAGCCGAGGGCCAGGAGCTGCCGATCGTCATCAGCTACGCGCAGAGTCGAGTCTGAGCATGGAGGCCGAGCGGCTCGACGTCGAGCAGGGCGACGCAGACGACGCAGACGACATGCTGCACACTCGCCGCTATCGTCCAGCGACGGGCAGGCCTCAGGAGCCAGAGGCCGCGCCTGAGTGGTCGCCTAGGCAGATGCACGTCTGGGAGCAGATCTCAGAGCGTGATCCTCGACACGTCCTGCTGTACGGTGGATCGCGATCGGGCAAGACTTATTTGATCGCCTATTCGATCCTCCTGCGTGCGATGCTGGCTCCGCGATCGAGGCATCTCGTCGCCCGCCTGCATCATAACGCCGTCAGGCGCTCCCTCATGCAGGGCACGTTCAGCGAGGTTCTGCGAGACCGATTCCCTCGGCTGCTCGTCAGGATGAACAGCTCGGATTCGACCATCAGGCTGTCGAACGGCTCGACGATCGAGTTCAGCGGGCTCGACAGCGAGGAGCGCGTCGAGAAGCTGCTAGGCAACGAATACTCGACGATTTACCTCAACGAGTGTTCGCAGATACCTTGGGGAGTCGTGCCTCTCATTCGCTCGCGACTGGCGCAGCGCGTGAAATACCGAAACACCGAGACCATGCTCCCGCAGCGAGCGTTCTACGATTTGAACCCGACAGGAACGCGACACTGGACGGCGCAGGAGTGGATGCAGCGTCGCTCTCCCTCAGGAGGGCCGGTCGGAAATCCGAGCTGGTATCTGGCTATCCAGCTCAACCCGACTCACAATCCGCTACTGAGCCAGGATTACCTCGACGAGCTCTCGTCGATGGACACTCGCAGGCGCTCGCGATTCCTGCTCGGAGAATACCTAGACGACGTGGCAGGTGCGCTCTGGAGCAGCGACGATATCGATCGCAATCGGGTCGTTCATCCTCCGACGCTCGATCGCGTCTGCGTCGCAGTCGATCCTAGCCTGAGCGGAGCCGAGACGAGCGACGAGGCAGGCATCGTCGCAGTCGGTGCGAGCGCTGGTCAACTATTCGTGCTCGCTGACGAGTCCGGTCGCATGGGGCCTGACGAGTGGGCTCGTCGAGCCGTCGACCTTTACTGGCAGATCGGCGCGGGCTGCATCGTCGCAGAAAAAAATCAGGGCGGCGAGATGGTACGGCTGTCGCTGCACTCAGTCGATTCGCGAGTCCCTGTCATCCTCGTCGACGCGGTGGCCGACAAGGCCGCTCGCGCCGTGCCAGTCGCAGCGCTCTACCGTCGAGGCCTCGCGCATCATGTCGGCAGGCACGACGGCCTAGAGGATGAGATGGTATCGTGGGACCCCGATCCTCCTCGCGGGAGGAGGCGTTGGTCGCCTGGGCGAATCGACGCGCTCGTTCACGGCGCTCGATACGCGCTGCCTCATGTGCTCGGAGTGCGCTCGACCGATCTGGAGGCGATCTCAGGCACGGTCGACCGCAGGATCGACAGCTCGATGGACCTCGGCGTGCCGACGCTGCGGAGCTGGACGACTGCAGGAGGCCTCTGAGGCAGCGCTTGTGTCGCGGTCGCTGACGGACTAGCGGCCTCACCGAGGCTAGACAGATAGGGGTGCGGCATGAGTGAGAGCACGATCGACAGAGCGCGTCAGGCAGCAGAGCGCATCGCGAGCAGAGTCCTCACGTCAGCGAGACGCCGGCTCGACGGGCTAGCCGGGGAGACTCCCGCTCCCTCGCCAGTCGTCTCGGGCCGAGTCCAGAGACAGGGCAGGCTGGAGGATTATCGCGAGCGCGTCGACGACTCGCGCCTTTATCGAGACCCGTCGCGACGCTCACCAGAGGAGCAGGCCGTCGAGCGGCTCCTCGTCAGGACGTCAGGCGAGTCGGTCCAGCTTCGAGGGCGAGGCCAGGGCAGCATCCCTGATCGATATCTGTCGATCGTCGCTGAGGTTCCCGACCTGCCGCAAAAGCAGGGCCTCAGCGGCACGCCTACCGCAGGAGGCCTGCCGCAGGTCGAGAACAAGCAGCAGCTCAAGCCGCTCGTGGCTCGCGGCCTGACGTACGACCAAGGCGAGTTCGAGCGCATGTCCAGGAGCAATCCTGTCGTGCGAAACGCCGTGCGCTCGACCGTCGAGCGTATCGCTCAGGGGAGTGAGTTCTATGCGACTCCAGACGTCGACTTCGAGGCGCTCGTCGACTCCAGCGTTGATCCAGTGCTGCGCTCGCGCATCGCCAGACAGATGCGAGAGGCGACCGATCGAGCGGCCGAGGTTCTGAATCTCGAATGGTATCACAATCCTGCAGTCGACGCGCAGCAGGTGATACGAGAGCAGAGCTACGCCATGGTTCCCGGCTTCGCGCTGCACGAGTTCGGCCTAGATCCTCGACTGCAGGGCAGGCGCCGAACCACGTTTGTCGAGTCGCGAGCAGCGAGCAGCGTCCTGCGCTGGCTATGGGACGAGACGGAGCGCTGGCGTGGCGTCGTGCAGAACGCCTCTGGGTCGCCTGGCCTGCTGGCAGATATCCCAGTCAGCGGGATCACGGTGCAGGGAATGCCCGTCATCGACTCACGCAAGCTGTGCCTCGTATCGAATCAGCGCATCGGGCTGAATCTGGAGGGCGTCAGCGATCTGCGTGCCGCATGGTATGCATCGCAGGGAAAGACCGAGTGGTTCGTCTCGGCGCTGATGCATCGCAGGAAGTGGGGGAACGGGTTTCCCCTTTTTCGCATGGACCCTGAGGCTGCGCGCTCGAAGGCCGTAAGCGACTCGATCAAAAAGGCGGCTGAGGATTTCTTCTACAGCGGTCAGGCCTTCGTGTCGCTGCCTGCTGGCGTCACGATGGAAATGATGGAGTTCGACAGCGACACCGGATTTATCGCCGCCATGGAGTATTTCGACAAGGAGCTCCTGCGATCGCTCGGCGCACTCGTGACCGAGATCGGCCAGAACGGCGGCAGTTATAACCTCGCTGACGTTCAGCAGCAGGAGCGACTGCGGCAGATGCAGGGCTATACGAGCCAGATCAAGGCCTCGCGTCGTAGCTGGATCGAGGCCGCATGTGCGACGCTAGTAGGCGACCTCGGCGTGCTGCCTGAGCTCAGGATCGACGGCGTCATGACGCGCAGCGATAGCGAGGTCATCGCCGTCTGGACGGCTTTCGGCCAGATCCAGTCGCTCACTCGCGTCGACGGCTCGCCAGTCTACAGCGACGACGACCTGCGCTCGCTGGCCTCGACAATCGGCGTCGACTACACGAGCAGCAGTGAGGCCAGAGAGGACCGAGCGATTGACCGCGAAGTCGAGGCGACTGACAGCGCGCCTGTCAGCGAGGCTCTCGTCGAGGCGACGACCGAGACCGTCGATCCGCTCAGCGATCTGGAGCTCCCTGACGCCTCGACGCTGACCGAGCAGGATGATCTAGTCTCGGCCTTCGCTCGCGGCTCCAGGCTGGCAGCGAGAACGCTCGACGACGTCGACACGACTCCGACGCGAGACATGGCGAGAGCCGCTCAGAGGGCGCTGGAGTGGCGTCGAGAGCATGGCCGAGGCGGCACAGAGGTAGGCGTCGCCCGTGCTCGCGATCTGGCGAATCGTCGCAGGCTCAGCGAGCAGACGGTTCGCAGGATGAAGGCATATTTTGACCGCCACGAGGTGGACTCCGAGGCTCAGGGCTGGAACGCTGGCGAGCGTGGATTCCCTAGCGCAGGTCGCATCGCGTGGGATCTCTGGGGAGGCAACGCCGGCCGAGGCTGGAGCGCTCGAAAGGTGGCCGAGTTCGACCGCATCAGGCAGGCCTCTCGTTCGCAGAGGCGAGCGCAGAAAAGCGAGAAGGCCAGA